GTAGCGGAAGTTACAGCGGTCACACTGGGCGATTGCCCACTTACCAGAGGCGAACCGATTAGGCACGTATCACCGGAAATACTGACGAGGTGCGATGCGCAAAGGCGCTTTCTCACGGTCCTCATCAGCAGCCTGCTGCCAGAGTTCTTCATACTGCATCTTCAGCCCCGCAGAACGCTCAAGCGCGCCGGGAACCTTTAGGGATAGGTGATACGCGAGACCAGCCACCAGACAAGGGAGGAACCTAAACGGTATATCTTGCGTAGTAACACCTTCACCAGCATCCTGTAAGCGGCGCAAGCGCCAGTAAACAAATGTATAATAGCTGTTCTGGTCAGGCGCAGGCCACACGTTGATGCTCGGGTACTGGATACCGGAGGGGTTTTGCGCACCAGATTGGCGGTTAATCCACACTTGGATAGGCCGACCCTGCGCGTTCTTATTTGGAATAGTCGAGTATGTGTCGATACTGATACGGTTAATAGTGATATCAGTCTGCTGCTGCCCAGTCTGGGTGCGCACGACATGCTCAAGTAGGTCTATGGTATCTACCGGCAGGTCATAGACGATCTGTCCCTGCACCATGGGGATCGAACCCTGCTCAATGGTCCACAAGTTAATGCCACGGTTAGCCCACTCAATAGTGAGCAGGTTCAAACTGCGGCGTGCAGTGCGTAAGTCATAACCCGTGCGAAGCTCAGCCCCACAACGCTCAAAAGCCTCTTCGACTAGGTCGTTGAGGTTGAGGTTAAATGTGGTGGTGCCAGAGGTAGTCATCGGTACTTAGCTGCCTTCTTTGCTATGGCCTTTGGCTGCTTAACGAACTGTTTGCCCGCCTTAATGCCTGCGCGTTTCGCCTTGCTTGTAGCAGAGTATTCCTGCGAACTCAAAGCCTCACGTGCTTTCTTAGGTAAGTAGCGCTCACCCGTAGCTTTCGGCCCTTGAGTAGACGGCTTGCCTGACTTGGTTCCCCAGTCTTCCTTACCCCATTTGGACAAAGATTTCTGCGCTTCTGTCTTCGGGCCGCTGTAGCTGCCGCCGGACTTCTTGTACCGCTGCGTAGCAAGCTGGGCTTTGCGTGCGGACCATTGACCTGCGTTTCCACCTTTGTCGCCAGCTTTTACACTAGCGACAATGCGTTTCCATTTAGGTTCGTCCGACCGAGCCATGATTAAAACCTCATCATGCTCATATTACGCATGGCTTGCATACGTGGGTCTTCTTGGCCGACCTGCTGAGAATAGGGGTTAGGCGCTGGGGGTTGAGTCATCATTTGCGGCTGCATTGGATCACTGACGGGGCCACCTGAAATCCTAGGTTGCGTCGGGTCGAAACCAAAGTCGGACCCGCGCCCACCAGAGACTTGCGGTTGGGGGGGGGGTTGGGGCTGCTGCGGAGCCGGAGGGAAAGTCATAGGTTGTTGTTGTTGTCGCTGCCGCGCTGACAATATGCGTTGCCGAAGCATATCGAAGCCGCCGAAACGCTGCTGGGGCATACCAAACCCACCACCAAAGCCGTTAAATCCGCCGAAGCCGCCGAAGCCCTGCTGTTGCTGAGGCATACCGAAACCACCGAAACCGCCGAAGCCCTGCTGTTGCTGAGGCATACCGAAGCCACCGCCAAAACCACCGAAGCCCTGCTGTTGCTGACCACCGAAGCCACCGCCAAAACCACCGAAGCCCTGCTGTTGCTGACCACCGAAGCCGCCCTGTTGATTGCCAAAATTACCTGCAGGAATCATATCACTTACCTTTATTGAAGCCCTTTAGCAACTGCGCAAACCGTGCACGTTGGCCTAACTTACCGGGAGCCTTAGCGGCCTTAGCAAGCTTACCGGCTGGGATTTTCTGCCCTTTCTTGGTGCCTAAAGCCGAGCGCAATGCACCGGGCTTCTTAATGGCCTTCGAAATATCGAGCTTCGCCTCGCCGCCTTTAGCATACATAGTCACTTCGTCGGGGTTATCCTTACGACGAATTGTCTTCGCCCCCGGCATTTTAGAAGGGTTTATAGCCCCCATACCCCGACAAGCGCGCATTAGCAGGAGCCGCCGTTTTTCATCTTGACCATCGAAGTCTTGGTCTTGCCTTTGACAGCACAACCGTCGATGGAGCCGCCCTTGGCGAACTTCATCATTGCACGACCCTTAGTGTCGGCTGACTTCTTCTTCATAGCAGCGCCGAACTTAGTTGCCTTACCGCCTTTCGCCATACCCGGCTTAGCATTGCGCTTTGCCAGTTCCTTAAGAAACTCTTTACGCTCTGGGGTCAACGGCACGGTGTTTGCACCACCCGTAATCGGCTCTTTTGGTTTTTTCTTCGGCGGCATTGGTTGCGAAGATGCCGAACCACCTTTAGCGTATTTCATAATTTTGCCTCCTTTGGCTTTACCGTATTTAGCTTCCTGTGACTTTCTGTAGGCGTCAGATGTTTTGAATATGTCGCCTAAAGAGCCGCTACGTGACGTAGAACCCTTTGGTGCCATCAACGCCGATGAAGCGGCAGGTGCGCGTGACTTTCCGAGGTTAGCAGCTCCATAGCTGTTTTTACCGGTTTTCAAGTCGTCGAAAGCCTTCCTGTCCATCCTAGTAACAGGCTCTTTTTCAGCTGCTGCTGCTATTTTACGACGGTTTTGCTGCTGCTTACGGAAATCGGCGCGCCCTGCTTCCAGCCGTGCCCGAGTGCTAGACATAGACGGGTTGTCGATATTTGGTTTCTGTACAGGCTTCTGTACGGGCTTCTGTACAGGCTTCTTAGCAGCGGTAGCGAGGTCCGACTTAGGCGCAGTTAACGCACCTAGGGTGTCTGTGACTTTCCCTGTAGGCCCAGCGGTATCTTTAGTTACCGACTGTGGTGCGCCGTACTTGCGGGTCTTTGTGAGGTTGCTTTCTGCGGTACGCTCTGCGGCGCGAGTAGCTGTACGATCAGCACCTGTGCGCTTGGCAAGATCATCCTTGGCGTCAGCAATGCGCTGCTGGCGCTTTGCATCAGCTACTTCAGCAGCCTTACCCGTCTTACGCTTCATAGCATTTGCGTAGTCTTTTTCGATATCTGCCATACGACGGTCGTAACGACCTTGTGCGCCACCGGCTGAGAACTTTTTCATCGTACGTGCCATAATTATACCTTTCTCATCTCATCAACCTTGGCCTCAAGGCGCTCGAAGGCCCGGTCAAACCGATCCCCTAGCTTATCAACCAATGTGTTCATCTCCGCACGGGTCACATGTTCCCGAGCCATTTCTTCCCGTGTCTTGTTAAGCAGTATACTTATACGGGTGAGGTCGTCGAACTTACCTTTAAACAGGAAGCCCATGATGCCCACCACTGCGCTCAGTATGATGTTCCAGATCATCATTTCCATGTCAGCACTTCCAAGCACGGAGGGATTTGTTGATACGGCTGTTAGGATCATTAGCGGTCTTCTTCGATGTGAGTTTCTTCTTCATTCCCGACATCCGTGCGCAGAATGACTTCTTGCGCGGACCACCTTCAGGCTGCGGAGCCTTCAACCCGGGCTTACCCGGATTAGCCTTATTGTAAGACGCACGACCCTTGGCGTTCAGCCCGCCAGACTTCGCTTTGCCTTCTTTGCGTGTCCAAGCAGGCGTCTTGGCCATCAGATAAAACGTCCTTTGGTTTTGCCTTGGGTAGCGATACCATCACCACGCTTAGAAGCAGTTGATCCGCCTTTGGCCATCTTTTTAACCTTGCCGCCCTTTTTAAACTGCTTGGTATTCTCGCCACGGTCTGTAACTCCGAAGCGACCGCCCATAGCGGGGGCTTGTTCAGCTACCATAACTTCTTCTATCATCGGACGAGCACGCATACCGGATGCAGCAGCGCGCTTGGCGTCGAAGTCAGCCCTTTGCATAGCCGCAACTTCTGCGGCTGTCGCTGCGCGTCGAGCGGTCTTCTTCTGTGCCGCTCCAGCCATACGAGGCGCTATACCCGCCATAGGGCCAAGTGCCTTATTCATTGCACCGAGTCCCTTACCAAATATACCCTTACCCGTTACAGCGCCTGCGAACGGTGAAATATCTCCAAGCTTAATACCCATTATGCTGCGTCCTTCTGTGCGGGGACAACCATCGGATAGAGGATGTCTTGACCGTAGTTACCGATATATTCCTGTACGCCCATATGACCTAACGAGATTGATGGGTCGATCCAGACGTCGAAACCGAGTTCACGTGCACGGTCGCAGAAGAGGAAGTCTTCCCCCATGTAACCTTCTTCCGTAACTTGGAAATCAAACATCGCGGTAAGCGTGCGATCTGAGCGAGTGTCATAGTATCTCCATTCTGGATGGGCTTCAGCCATCTGCTCAAAGACTTCACGACGAACCAGCATAAAGGCAGTCGCCACGCGCTTCGCACGTACGAGGCCCATACCGTTCATGGTGAGTTCGCCATTTTCGTCATGGTCAAGCGTAGCGATGTAAGTTTTGGTTTCGCTGCGCGTACGGGGCACCGCAGCTACAATACCCTTCTTAGGGTCTGTACCCCACGCCATAAGGCGGAATACATCTTCTGGCTCGAAGTTAATGTCCGAGTCGATGAACATTAGGAAGTCGCAGTTCGACTCAAGCAGGTCTTGCGCCAGCAAGTTGCGCGCACGGGAGACAACAGAACAGCCGCAAATGCTGCCAATCTGAATATCAACCCCGTGCTGCGCAGCCTGTTGCGCGAAACGAGCAAGAGAAACAGCTAGCTTCAAGGATACCTTGAAGTCGTACGCTGGAAGAGCAATGAAGATGCTCTTACCAGCTAAGTCGTAGCTTTGTTCCTGTTGCATATATCACCCGTAAAAGGTTGTAGCGGTTACGTTTGCAGGCAAACCTACATAAATCCCGTTTTCCGCAAGGATGCCTTCGCCGGGAACGAGTATAGAGTACGCCGTAGGATTGTAGGTATCGGCTTCTAACAGCAAGGTCATATAAACCGTCACGTTACCTGTACCCGAGGCTGCCGTAGTAACCGTAAAGGTGGTGGCATTAGCAGTAAGCACCGTATACGAACCGTCCACAGCGGTACCACTAGTAAAATCTAGAAATACCCTATCACCGGCAACAAGATTATTTGCTACTGTGACGGTCAGCGTGGTTGAGGTGATGCTGTACGTACCTGCTTGCGGGTCGTTCTCCATAAAGAGGACGTTCCTCTGTGCCGCAGCCGCATTTGCAGAGATAATAGCCCCCTTCAGGCGCGTACGGGAGCCATACGCAACGCCTGAAGCGCCCAAATGTTTGGATTTGACATCATATTGCATACCCATCAGTATTCTCCTTCTTAGAGGTTGTTACCGATTACGAAGCAGTAGTAATTGCAGCCCAGCCGGTCGTGCCGTTGGTGTTGATGTATGCACGGTCGCCTACACCCGAACCATCGCTACGCAGGTAGAGCGAACCCTTAGCTGCTGCAACAGTCGGAGCGCCTGAACCCATATAGATGCCCATACCAGCGGCGACGTTAGTGCCGATGAATGCAGAAGCACCGCCAGCGGTGAGGCCCGAAGCGCTACGAGCGGTAACCGTGCTCGTTGCAGCCAAAGAAGTTACCGAAGTAGCTGCACCGAAAGTGCCGGTGACTGTTACAGTGCCGGTCGAGCCGTCGATTGAAATTGTTTGGAAGCCGTTCTCAGAACGAACTGGACCGTTAAATGTGGTATTAGCCATGATTTATCTCCTGTGTAGTAGCACTCGTACGTACCGTCTCTACTAAGTCCGCTGGGCCGGTCGGTACGAATATTGTTCCCTAGTAGCGTAGATATAGCACATATAAAAAAGAAGGGAAGAGATTTCTCTCCTCCCTTCCCCCCGTTCCCTTGAGCTACGCTCTCGGGGAAACTTATTAGGCTGCGCCTTCGCTGCCGTACATACCCAGAGGGTCTGACCAGCCGAACGAATAACGCTCACGAGCCTTGTAACGTACGTTACCAGTATCGAAGTCACCGTCCATGCCCGTCGCCATTGGCGTACGAACAAAGTGCTTCAGACCGTTTGGCACGTCTGTGGTCAAGAACCAAGCATCCGTGTCGGTCAAGAAGTGGTTTACAGCGTATCCTTCTGGGATCGAGCCGTTTGACTTCAGTGCGTTGATGTCGTTGTCCGCAGTCGAAACGCGAAGTTCGGTTTCGAGCAAGCGAGTAGCAACAAACATCAGGCTTGGTGGTACGACGAGCTTACGCGGTTTAGCCGCGATGAGCAGGCCACGTTCATCCGTCCACGCTGCAATCTGAATTACAGCCGCTTCAAGCGACGTTTCGTTCAAATCAGCAGGAGTGCTTGGGATGTTCGAGTTCGTGCCACCAGAAACCAATGGGTGTGAAGCCGAGAACAATGGAACGCCGTCGCCACCGGGATAATCGGTGTCGAAGCCATTGTTCAGGGTTGCAGCAGCCTTGGTCTGCTTGGTGTAAGCCATGGCGCGAGCCAGTGCCTTCGTGTAACGCGACGACAAGGAGTCGTACAAGTTATCTTCAATCGCTTCTTCCGTCAGCGAGAACCCGAGGGCAATCGTTTCGTGGTTGTAGCGAGCGGTGAAGACTTCCTGTGCGTTGTCATACGCGATGGCCGAACCTTCGTTCTTAACCGGAGCAGCCGAGAAGCCCGACAGCTTGGTTTCTTCTTCGAAAGAACGCTCAGAAGTCTCTGTTTCGTAGATTTCTTTGTGCTCTTCGCCGTAACGTGCATACTCAAGGCCGAACAAAGCGTTCAGTCCGGGCAACAGTTCTTTAAGAAGTTGTGCGCGTGAAATTGCCATTGTTCAGTCTCCTTATGCCAGACCGGTTGGGTTGAGGTAGCTGTGGGTGCCTTGGTTCCACTTGACGATAACTTCGGTGTAAGAACCGGGGCTACCTGCCAAAGCAGTTTCAGGGACAACGTCCACAACGCGGATAGGCCACGTCGAAGTAGTACCTTCAGTCGAGTCAACACCGACCTTAGAGTTACCAGTCGCAGTTGAACCTACGTTGTTCGCACCATTTGCCAACTTCACGTTCGAGCCAACAGCGGCTTGAGTGAGGTAGCTAACGGTGTTCGAGTTGGTACCAGCGCATACAGCAACC